AGGTCAGACTGATTCGAGACCAGTAACTGTGCAAGTACCTTGCATGGAGATGTATGGAAAGACTTGTCCAGTACTAACGGAAGTTAGACCATGGTTTAAAGACAAGAGCATGGAGGACATGGGAAGGAAATATTGGAAAAAGAAAAGTTATATTTTCCAAGGTTTCGTTACAACAAACCCATTAGCAGAAGACACAAAACCTGAGAATCCAATCAGAAGATTTATAATTGGACCTCAGATCTTTAACATCATTAGGAGTGCATTGATGGATCCAGAGATGGAAGAAATGCCAACTGATTACGTTAAGGGTGTTGACTTTAGAATTACTAAAACAACTAAAGGTGGGTACGCTGACTACTCAACATCAAAATGGTCAAGAAGAGAACGTGCATTAGATGAGGCAGAGAGAGCCGCAATTGACACGCATGGTTTACACAACTTAGGTGACTTCAGACCAAAAGAACCAACTGAAGCAGAAGTAAAAATAATCAAAGAATTATTTGAGAAATCTGTGGACGGTGAGGCTTATGATCTTGAGCAGTATGGACAGTACTTCAGACCAGCAGGCGTGGCTTACCAAGGTAAACCACAGGTAGCAGTCCCAACAGCATCGGCTCCGGCGGCAACGCCTGTGGCAGAAGCGGCACCTGTTACTGAATCTGCACCAGCACCACAACCGGCGGCTACGGCTCCAGCAGGTGACAGTGCCAAGAGAGCAGAGGACATCTTGAAGTTGATTAGATCAAGACAGGCAAAATAATCTGACAAATGTTATACGAAATCGACGAACGACCCGCATTTCGTATAAATCTTTATGATCACACCGTCGCACATAAATGGAAAGATTTGATTGATTCCATTTATGTAGGCGACGGTGAGGACATAGACCATAAGAGAACTTTCTTTGCATTACGTACACAAGACGAGATACGAGTCATGTTGTTAGACTGTATAAAAAATATTAATACTTTTTTAAAAAAGGAATTTATAAAAATACCTGAACAGATTGACTGGGATGATCAAAACTTATACAACACACTACATATAGCATTTGAAAAACTATCTGGTGATTTTGATAATCCTACCAGGCTGATGCAAGTTGCACCCATGGATATAAAAGAAAATATAAGAGACTTAAATTACTGTGTACACGCACTGGAGCATGGGTCTTTAGAAAAGATGAAAAAACAATTATCCATTCAATGGACAAAGAAAAGAATAACAACTCCAAGAGTAAAACTTACCAATAAAGAATACGAACTTATACAATTTCATATGGTGAAAAATGAAGTATATCTAGCATATAACGAATTAGGAAAGAGTTATATCGATTTATACCAAGACAACCTACCTGCTGATTATGATGCAACAAAGAATAATCATTATATAGGTGCTGATATTACTATCGGACTTGAAGATAAAAAAAATATATTTGAAATAGGTTTTATAAAATGGGCAACTGATAATAAGATTGATCCCTATAAGAGGGACCACGGTATCGGTTTACTACCAATTGGTAAAGTAGAAATAATAGACATAGAGCATTTGACAAAAGACAGCAAAGCAAATATAATATTAGAAAGGAAATAATTAATGACAAAAGTATTTGACGCAACAAAGTTTAGAAAAAGTATTACCAAATCAATTCAAGGCTTAGGTATTGGATTTAGTGATCCAACAGATTGGATATCAACAGGAAACTATGCATTAAATTATTTGATGACTAGTGACTTTAACAAAGGCATTCCATTAGGCAAAGTGACTGTACTTGCAGGTGAATCAGGAGCAGGTAAGAGTTACATAGCATCAGGAAACATTATTAAGAATGCACAAGATCAAGGTATATTTGTTATACTAATTGACACTGAGAATGCATTAGATGAACAGTGGCTACAAGCATTAAAAGTGGACACATCAGAAGAAAAACTTATGAAATTAAGTATGTCCATGGTCGATGACGTGGCAAAAACTGTATCGGAGTTCATGAAAGGTTACAAAGACCAACATGCAGACAACAAAGAAGGTGCACCTAAAGTGCTGTTTGTTATAGACAGTTTGGGTATGTTATTAACACCAACAGATGTAAATCAGTTTGAAGCAGGTGAGATGAAAGGTGATTTGGGTAGAAAGCCTAAGGCGTTGACAGCACTCGTAAGAAACTGTGTCAATATGTTTGGTAGTTGGAACGTAGGACTTATAGCAACCAACCACACATATGCATCACAAGATATGTTTGATCCGGATGACAAGATATCAGGGGGACAAGGATTTATATACGCATCAAGTATTGTTGTTGCAATGAAAAAACTAAAACTAAAAGAAGATGAAAAGGGTAATAAGGTTACAGATGTAAGAGGTATTCGAGCCGCTTGTAAAGTTATGAAGACAAGATATGCTAAACCATTTGAAGGTGTGCAAGTGAAGATCCCATATGACACAGGTATGGATCCTTATAGCGGACTTGTAGACTTGTTTGAGAAAAAAGGACTACTAGTGCAAACAGGAAACAGACTCAAATATATTGATTCTAAAGGAAAAGAGCATATAGAATTTAGAAAAGCATGGGTAGGTGATAAATTAGATATGATAATGGCAGAGTTCAAAGAAGAAGCACATGTTGAAATAGATGACACAGATGCCCCTATCGAAGTTGAAACAAAAGCCAAAAAATAAAGAATAATGATCGACTTTACACACGAAGACATAGAACGGTTATGGAATTCAATATCACACTATATTCCTGAGAGACAGAAACTAGACTGTGCTATTGACTTTATAAAGAGCTTAGAAGATATAGGTGTTGAACACGATGAAATAAAAGCATCGGCCGAATACGATCCAAAACTTGAAGAAGCAATAGCGTCTGTATTCGAAGAAGACGAAGTCGATGAAGATGGCTACAGTGAGGATGAATGATAAACTGGTACAACGAAGTTAGCAGAAACCTAGACAAGATACCAGACTGTGTAGCATACTTTGATAAAGAATTACTAGAAGCGAAAAAACAGTGCAAGATATATGGAAACTTGGAAAGAGCCAGTGCGGCATTGCCTGGTATAGTAGAAGAAAGATTTAGCCAACTACAACAACTAGAAGCAATACTAGAATACCTAAACATAGAATTAAGAAGACTAAGGTCCAAAACTTTCAGGAAATATCTAGAAAACTATAACAGAGCGTTATCAAGTAGAGATGCAGAGAAGTATGTGGACGGTGAAGATGATGTCGTTGACATGGATAAAATTATAAATGATTTTGCATTAATAAGGAATCAATGGTTAGGCATTACCAAAGGTCTTGATCAGAAACAATGGCAGATAACAAACATTGTTAAATTGAGAGTAGCAGGAATGGAAGATGCCGACATCAAATAATAGAATAATCTTAACAGACGTAGACGGTGTATTGCTAGAATGGGAACACCATTTCACAGAATGGATGCTTCAACGGTCTTATTTTGATAACGAAGTTGGAGAAGGGTATGTTGGCAAAAAAGTTTACCCTTACAAACTGTTAGACGACAAGCAAGACACATATGAAATGGCGGAACGTTTTGGTCTTACTAAAACTGAAGTGAGGAAAGAAATCAGAGAATTCAATAAAAGTGCATGGATGGGTAATCAGCCTCCAATATTGGAATCACAGACATGGGTAAAATTACTTGCCGCCGAAGGGTGGACATTTATACCTATAACATCTCAAACATCAGACATACCAGCACAACTGTTGCGTAAGAAAAGATTAGGCGAATTATTTGGGGATCATATCTTTACAAATTATCATATTTTAGATACAGGAGCAGACAAAGATTCAGCGTTGGCGGAGTTTCATAACACCGGTCTATATTGGGTAGAGGACAAGCCTAAAAACGCTGTAGCCGGGCTCAAATACGGTTTAAAACCTATATTAATAGACCACCCATACAATCGAGACTTTAATCATCCAGAGGTAATACGTGTAAGTAATTGGAAACAGATACATTCACTATTACATGGAAAATAAAAATTTTTGCATAAAACCTTTTAACAGCATCCGTGTGAACACCTCCGGAGATATAATGACTTGTTGTAAAATTACACCGAGTCTATCTAAATTTAAAGACAAAAGTTCTTTCAATCTCAGAGAAAATTCGGTAAATGATTTTTGGAATAGCGATTACAGAAACTATGTAAAAGATCAATTTTTAAAAGGAGATTTACCCACCGAATGTGCAAGATGTAAGCGAGATGAAATTCAAAATATAAAAAGTGAAAGGCAATTTGCTAACCAACATTATGGGATAATTGGCAACAAAACAGGAGAGTATTATTTGAAACGACTTGAAAAAGAAAATTTAAAACACCCCGAAGATTACAACCTCGATATAACTAATCTTTGTAATTTAAAATGTCAAATGTGTACTGGAGAAAGCAGTAGTAAATTGTTGATAGAAAACAATGCACTAGGTATACAAAATTTAGATCAAAAAGATTATGATGTAAGCGACGAAAAATTAGAGAAACTGATCTCTGATATAGTAGATAATAATGTGACCAATATCACACTACAGGGCGGAGAACCGTTAATGAATCCAAAAATAATTTTACTTTTACAAAGACTATCCACCAAAGATCTAGCGAGTAATCTGTCAGTATGGATAACAACAAACGCAACGCAACATACAGAAAACCTTCATTATGTGCTATCAAAATTCAAGGAAGTTAAATTAATTTTTAGCATCGATGGTGTAGGAAAAACTAATGATTATTTGAGATACCCTTCAAATTGGGCAGACATAAAGAACAATGTAAAGAAATTTAAAAATCTAACCAATTCAACACACCAGATTTCTTTTACCGTGCAAAATCTTAATTTATTAGATATTGTTAATATAATTAGATTCAGCAACGAAAATAAAATACATCTCAAACTTAACCTTTTATTTGGACCAGAATATTTACAATTACACGTACTGACAAAAAAATTATTAAGGAAAGCACTAGGCAATCTTGAGACAGTCAATCATGCAGACATAATTCATGTGACAAACTTCAATGAAATTAAGAGTAAAATACAGTCAGCGTTGCAGGACAACAAGTCAACGCATAACGAGTTAAGCACCCTTAAAGAAATTATATTTAAAAGAGATTCCTATAGGAAAATTCACATCAAAGATTATTTGCCTGAAGTTGTAGAAGGATTAAATATTTAAAAATGAAAATATACGTAGGACACGACAGCAGAGAAGATATTGCTTACCAGGTGTGTGAGCACAGCATAAAGAGAAGAGATCCTTCTGCAGAAGTTATTCCCTTAAAACAAAAGCAAATGCGTGACCAAGGTCTATACACAAGACCAGTTGACAAATTAGCGTCAACAGAATTTACATTCACAAGATTCTTTGTGCCTTACATGAACGACTTCAAAGGATGGGCAGTGTTTTGTGATTGTGACTTTTTGTGGAAGATACCAAGTCATGAACTTGTGAAATACTGTGATTCATCAAAAGCAGTTGTGGTGGTACAGCACGATTATACACCAAAAGAAACAACAAAAATGGATGGACAGGTGCAAACTGTATATCCTAGAAAGAATTGGAGTAGCATGGTGTTATGGAACTGCGAACATCCTAAGAATAAAATACTTACACCCGAATTATTGAATGAGGAATCTCCAAAATTTTTACATAGATTTAGTTGGTTAGATGATAACGAGATTGGCTCGTTGCCCTTAGCATATAACTGGTTGGTGGGCTGGTACAAAGAACCCAAAGATGGTAATCCAAAAATACTACACTACACAGAAGGTGGTCCGTGGTTCGACGGATACAGAGATTGTGAATACGCAGACGACTGGAAGAAAGAACTGATCAACCTGTTCAGCACATAATAGATCCCCTAAAACAAGATAAGTACAGTTATGGCAAGACATAAAGAAAGAATGCTCGCGTGGATCGAGGAGTTAGGTTTAATCGTAGTGCAATCTGAGATTAAACCATACGGCCCTGGAACAAGGAGATACCATGTTGGTAGACATGTTGAAGAGCCCAAACACAATGCATATCAATTAGGAAGTGGTAGATGGGCATCGACACATGGAGTACAGGAATGGCTTACACCTGCACCACTACCGGGACCTGAACTAGAGAAATGGTTAAAAGAATATGCAGAAAAACACAATCCTGAACTATTCAAAAAATGGAATGCTTGATATTTTAGGATCCGCAAACGAAGTACCTAAAAAAATCAAAGGGTGGAATCACACATTCCAATTGGCTAGACCTTACATAAAGGAAAAAGGGATAGGCATAGATGTTGGTTGCAGAGAAGGAGGTTTTGCACGAGAAATGGAAAACAATTTCATACACATACATTGTTTTGATTTCAGAGACAAGAAAAAAATGTTTGAAAAAAATGTTATAGACATGAGCAAGTTCACGTATCATGTTTGCGGCATAGGAGAGAAGGAAGGCACAGCATTTACAACAAGCAATAAAGTAGGCAGAATTAAAGATAACGGCAATATTGCAGTACCAATAGCGACTATAGACTCATTTAATTTTGAAAATGTTACATTTATCAAATACGACATCGAGGGATATGAATTGAAAGCACTGCGAGGTTCAGAGCAAACTATAAAAAAATACAGTCCGGTTGTTGTGATAGAACAAAACAGAGGTAACAGTTTCCCACAGGAACTTTTAGAATCTTGGGGTTATG